AACATTCTAATAAAGGAGGATCACGAGAATGCCTAACACGATTAAACTGAAAAAGTATCTTGATGTTATCAACGAGGAGATTGCGAATGCAGCGATCACTCCGGGGATGCTTGTGGAATTGATGTCCACTGGGAATATCAGAGCCCATGCTACGGCAGAGGGGAATGCGGCAAAACGATTCGCTCTGGAAGATGAACTCCAGGGAAAAGGAATTGATGATGCCTATGCCGCCGCTGATAAGGTTCAGGTCTGGGACTGCGTTCCTGGTGAAGAGGTCTATGCAATCATAGCGGATTCTATGGCCATTTCTATTGGGGATTTCCTGGCTTCGAATGGTGACGGGTATCTGCGGAAACATGTAACTGAAATTGAGTCCTGGGAAGTTTCCGAGGCTGGATCAGTATCCGTTCTTCCACTGCAGATTGTCGCACAAGCTCTGGAAGCCTTGGACACTTCTGATTCTGCGGAGTCCAGCGGTGCTTTGGGATATGCCAAGCGGATCAAGGTCCGAATCGTTTAAACAACCCAATTTCTAACAAAGGAGGATTTGAAAAAATGATAAATGCAAATTTAGATTTTCTTGGGCAGAATGGAGTAGCGCAGGGAGATGTCGCGAACTTCATGGCGGCTAATGGCAGGTTGGATGTAAATAGCCTCCGCCCGTATGTAGACATGAAAACTGGAAAGGCGTATATTACGGCATATGTGGGAGGAGATCCTACGCTTCCCGCAAGTTATGCCGCAGTTCCTATCCAGACCAATGCGACCCTGCGAAGGGATGAGTGGAAGCTTTTGGATGAGGCTGTTCTTGGAATCTCCGAGAAACGTCTTGGTGGTGTGCAGGATCTTATTGCCAGCGGATTAACCTATAACATCGGTTCCGGAATGAATTCTACTGTTCTGGAATGGCATGATGTGAGTGATGCCCTGGAAGCAGATCTGACTATGGATGGAGTTACCAGAGCGCAAGGGGATAGGCCGGTCTACACGACCAATTATCTTCCTCTGCCGATCATCCACGCAGATTATGAGTTGAATGCTCGTGTTCTTGCGGCTTCCCGGAATATGGGGAATCCCCTGGATACTACCCTTGCGGAAAGGGCTTCCAGGAAAGTGAATGAAAAGCTGGAGAATATGCTTTTCACCACAACCACATATGCTTTCGGCGGTGGTACAATTTACTCGTACCTGAATCATCCGGATGTAAATGCGGTGACACTTGCAAAATCTTGGAGTGCGAGTGGAACGACTGCCGCAGAGATTCTAGCGGATTGTATTTCCATGAAACAGGCCAGTATTGATGATTACCATTTTGGTCCTTGGCGGATGTATATTCCGCTTGCGTACGAAACCACGATGGATGAGGATTATGACACGAGTGGCCAGTCAACGCAGACCATCCGGGAAAGGATTCTGAAGATTGAAGGAATCCAGAGCATCAAAGTGGTGGATACGCTTCCAGCGGATAAGGTTCTGCTTGTGCAGATGACCTCTGATGTGGTGCGGCTTGTTCGGGGAATGGGAATCCAGAATGTGGAATGGCAGACTGAAGGTAAGATGATTACCAAGTATAAAGTGATGACCATTCAGGTGCCTCAGATTCGGAGTGATCAGAATAACCGTTCCGGAATTACCCTGTTGTCGGCATAATCGGGGTTGTAATTACATATGGCTAATCAGGCTATATTTACATGGAGGAAATAATGGAAAGAACAATAAAGAGAGTAACCGCCCCGGCCCCCATAGCACCATCGAATTTTGTGAATGAAGAAAATACGGAAGGATCGGGAAGTCGATGGCGTAAAATCGGGGGTGGGACTTTCCGGATGGCTTCTGGGAGGATAATCAAACCGAATCAGATTTTTACCGCAGAGGAGTATGAGATTCCGGAAGGCTTTAAACATCTGATTGTTGCGGTTGATCCGGCAGATGATTTGAGAGATGTTGAATTAAAAATTGCGGAATCTAAATATACCCTTCAGTCTGGTTCTCCGGGGTGGTATAATGTTCTTGATTCTCAAGGCAAGATTGTGAATGAAAAACAGCTTCGGCAGGCAGATGCCCAGAAACTTGTGGAGAGTCTTTCCTGATGAGGTGGCGAATCCCGAAAATGTGGGATGGTGGAGATTGCTGGATATTCGGGGGCGGATTTTCTGTCTGTAAACAATTCCATATCCCGACTGATCTTGCACAAGATGTTTGTTCGGGAAAGAAGTTATCAAGTGAATACTCTCCATATTTATCTGTTTTGCATGACAAGCATGTAATTGGGATTAATAATTCGTACCTTTTAGGCACCTGGATTGATGTTATTTTTTTCGGGGATAGTTCCTGGTATCTCGTTCATAGACGTAAACTGGCGCTTTGGCCAGGGCTTAAAGTTTCTTGCAATAGTCGTTTCGGAAATAAATCAATGGACGGAATTAAGTATGTAGGGAAAGATAGGAGTCATCCAAAAGGGATTGCTTCTGTTCCGAATAAAGTTTCATGGAATGGAAATTCTGGATCAGCCGCGATAAGTCTGGCAGTTCATTTTGGAGCTAAAAGGATATTCCTTCTCGGGTTTGATATGCGACCGGGATTGAAAGAGGATGGACAATATACACATTGGCATGGGGGGCACACTAAAGCCTCGAAGAAAATGCCGTATAATAGGCACATGAAAGGGTTTTTCCTGATGGCGCAGGATGCGGAACGGCTCGGGATTGAAATTTTAAATGTTAATCCAGACAGTAAGATTTCCGAACTTCCAAAAATCACACTGGAAGAGGCATTAAATGTATAAAAGCGAAATCATAAAAGCTATCTCCAAATTCCAGGATATTAAGGTCCTTGTTATTGGGGATATTATTCTTGATCATTTTATGTGGGGAACAGTTTCACGGATATCTCCAGAAGCTCCTGTGCCTATTGTGAATGTGGAGAAAGAAAGTATGATGTTGGGCGGGGCTGCGAATGTCCTGGAGAATCTTTGTTCTCTCGGTTGCATCTCTCATATTTGTGGAGTTATTGGGGATGATCATCAGGGGGATTTTGTAAAGGAACGGATCACGGAGATTGACCCGGAAGCAGAGGGCCTTTTTAAAGTTTATGATTATCACACATCGTATAAAGTCCGGTTAATTGCTCAGGGACAGCAGGTGATTCGATTTGATAAGGAAGTTCGCCTGGAGATGAATGAGCAACTACAGCATGAGATTGTAGAGTTGGCGCGCATTTCCGAAGCGGATGTGATTATTATTTCGGATTATAATAAAGGATTGATTACTCTAGATTTGATGTATGATTTTGATTTTGGAGATACTCCGGTCATTTTGGACACCAAGTCTGGAGATCTTTCTTATTGTCATCAGGCGTCTGTGATTACTTCGAATGCTGCAGAGGTGGAGGATCTGACTGGAATCCGGTTAGAATGCGAGAATGGGGATGGTTTGAGATATGCCGCTCAAAAGTTTCATAATTATGGTTGCTCTGCTGTATTAATTACTCGTGGAGCAGCAGGGGTTGTTTTGTTGGAGGAAGGAAAAGATATTCTCCGCATTCCAGCCAAGGTTCGAGACGTTTACGATGTATCAGGAGCTGGGGATACTGTGACCGCAGTTATGGCGCTTGGAATTGCTGCTGGATTATCTTATTCGGATGCCGCAGAGTTAGCAAATATTGCTGCAGGAATTGTTGTTGGGAAAGTGGGAACTGCCTCTTTAACCAGAAAGGAGCTAATAGCAAACTTATGAAAGCTGCTGTATTACGAAAACAGAATGTACCTTTGGAGCTTATGGATTTAATACATCCATTATTAGGATATGGACAAGTACTGGTCCGGGTATATCGTAGCGGTATCTGTGGGGCTCAGATAGGAGAGATTGCAGGAACGAACGGCCCAGACAAGTATCTTCCCCACCTTATGGGGCATGAAGGTGGTGGGGTGGTTATGGCGACTGGTCCTGGAGTTACTCATGTCAAGATAGCTGATCATGTAGTCCTTCATTGGAGAAAAGGAGCAGGGCTTGAATCAGATCCCCCTAAGTATTCCACTGCCTCAGGAGAAGTGATTGGGGGAGGCTGGGTTACAACTTTTAATGAGTATGCTGTGATTTCCGAGAATAGATTGACTCCCATTCCGGATGATATTCCATTTGAAATAGCGGCCCTCCTTGGATGTGCGGTAACGACTGGTTTAGGGATAGTTTTCAATGATGCTGATTTACAGCCAGGACAATCAATTATAATCGCGGGATGCGGGGGGGTAGGATTAAATGTCATTCAAGGTGCGAAACTTGCGGGGAGCAATCCAATTATCGCCGTCGATCAACAGTCCTGTAAATTGGGGATGGCCAAAGCTTTTGGGGCTACTAATTTTGCTGATAGTATTTTTGATATTAAGCATCCCAGTGATCCTATTGATGTTTTTGTCGATTGTACCGGGGATGTTGGTGTTATTGCTTATGGCTACTCGCTTTCGAAAAAAACAATCCTTGTGGGACAGCCTAAAGCTGGGGAGTGTTTAAATCTTCCCAATATGCGTGGGAACTATTGTGGGAAGATTCTTATGGATAGTCAGGGAGGACAGACCAATCCAACAATAGATATCCCGAAATACTTGGGTATGTATCAGGATGGGAAATTGGATTTAGACAGTTTAATCACAGATAGGTTTCCATTGCCAGATGTTAATTTAGCTATACTCGTAGTTCGATCCGGACAATCAGGCCGGGTGATATTGGAGATGAACTAATGACAAAAGAAGAGCTAATCAAGTTCGAAGAGAGAATGTCAAAGAGATTCGACAACGGGGAGATACCTTATCTGACTCACTTCTCTGGCGGGAATGAGGATCAGTTAATTGATATCTTCAAAGGGATTAAACCAGGGGATTATGTCTTTTCTACTCACCGTTCACACTATCATTACCTGCTCCATGGTGGATCGCCTGAGAGATTGGAGGAATTAATCCTAAATGGAAAGAGTATGTTTGTATTTGACAGAGCTTTGAACTTCTACTCTTCCTCTATCGTTTGTGCAACTCCTTCAATTGCTGCCGGGGTTGCCTGGGCTTTGAAGAGGAAAGGGAGTTCCAAGAAAGTATGGTGTTTCATCGGGGACGGGGCTGAAGATAATGGGCATTTTGCCGAAGCTGCTCGCTATATTACTGGGTGGGATCTTCCTTGCGAATTTATTGTCGAAGATAATGATCGTTCTGTAACAGCTACGAAGGATGAGAGGTGGGGGGATTATAGGCAGTTGAATATTTATTCCATGCGTAATGGATATGAATACACCCCAACCTATCCTCATGGTGGAACTGATACAGCAGGGTGGTTGACGTTCAAGAATCCTCAGAAGTTTGAGAAACTCCCGGTTAAAAAGGCGTTTCATCTTCCTTCTCCAGTATCATCCACTTTGAAATACAAGGATGCAGTTAAGGACAGTATGGATGTCCTGGCCCAAAAGAACTACATATTCATTGGATATAATGTTCGCCATGCCTCAGCTTACGGGACTCTAGAAGATGTTCCTTTGAACCAACGCCTGGAAACGCCCTTAGCAGAGAATCTAATGGCGGGTCTTGCCATAGGGATGTCGATGGAGGGTATCAAGCCAGTTCTTTATTTCGAACGACATGACTTCATCTTTAATGCCCTTGACGCTCTTGTCCATCAAGTGGATATGATTGAAACTATCTCACAAGGGGAATTCACAGCTCCCATAATCATCAAAGCAGTAGCCGGGGGGAATATTCCTTTCTACGCAGGGATGACCCATACCTCCAACTATGTTTCTCTCTTAAAACAGTTATTCTCTTTCCCCGTATTAGAACCGTGGAATGGAGATCAGGTAAAGAAGGCGTATGAGTTTGCAGTGAAGCGGAATGGTCCTGTTCTTATTTCAGAGCGGAAGGAGTTATACTGATGGCTCCTAAAATATTACTCCCTCCGGGGATAGGGGATGTATATTGGTCCCTTGTTAAGCTCCCGGCCTTCCTGAAAAAGAATAAATTGAGGAAGCCGGATGTGTATGTGGCTTGTAGGCCTGATAAGTTTGGTAGTGAGTTTCGGGCTTTTGATTTCATTGAGAAATTCCCTTTTGTGAATTCTACCAGGACGGTTCTGAATAATGATCTGGCCCCTGATGAGTTTTGGACGGAGGCGTACACTCAGAAAAAGACTGGCATCTTTAAAGATGTAATCGGGTGTGACTACTTCTTAGTGTATAACGGACCCATCAATGCCGGGAGATCTCTGGAGAAAGTAGATCCAGATATCCCATGTTCCTGGAATTCTGTAATCCCCGTTAATTCTGATCATATTCATACTGGATTACAGGGGAGATTAGAATTTGATAAATACATCGTTTATCATTTCGGGACTCGGGGAACTTATAAATACTGGACGAAGGATTTCGATGTAGGCAAAATTGCATTATCTATCAAGATGGTATCTGACTTAACACACACCACTCCTGTTTTAGCTGGGGCTGAGTGGGATCTGGAAGATGAAGGATTGAATCGCATTGTAGAGCGCACAGGTTGTGTGGATATGAGAGGGAAGACTACATTTGAAGGGTTAGGGGGTTTGATTAGAGGGGCGGAGATGGTAGTGGGATTTCCAAGCGGTTTAGTAATGATTGCCCCTATGTTCGGAACTAAGACCCTTTCTCTTTGGAGTAATCTTTATCCCAGACGGACAAGATGGAATGTGGTTGCTCCCCAATTCCGGAATGAGCTTTATTTTGTGTTGAAAACGAAAGGGTTGACGGTTGATTTCTTAGTAGACCGGATTGGAGTTCTAATATGAGCAAGTCTATTCTTATAACAGGCGCAGGAAGGGGTCTAGGAAAGAGCCTAGTGGATGTCCTAGGAGAAGAGGGGCATAGGCTCATCCTACATTCAGGACGGCAGCACGGCGATCTGAGAGACTCTAGGACGGTAAAGAAGATTCAGAGGTGGGCGGACAAGAATGATATCAATGTCTTGATCAATAATGCGGCAGTCTACATGAATAAGAGATTCATGAACTCATCAATAGAAGAGTTCAATGAAGTATTGAACACGAACCTCCTGGCTCCCATTGCTTTGACCCACGCACTCTGGCCTATCCTGAAAAGGAAGCCGGGAAGTCTGGTAATCTTTATCAATTCAGTAGCCGGTAAAACAGGGAGTCCCGGAGAACTGGCATACTGTACTAGCAAATTTGGACTCAGAGGTTTTGCCGAATCACTCCAATATGACGGGATGTGGGATAAGGTCAGAGTGGTAAGTGTTTATCTCGGAGCTATGCGGACGGATATGACTAAGGACAAGGGTGGAGATCCCACGATGAATATTGATCCGCATGAAGTCGCTTTAATCATCAAGGATTTGTGTAAAGAGTATAAAGGGGCGGAATCCTCAGAGATTACGATTGATAAGATCGGAAAGGGGAGTTTGCCATGAAGGAATTCCTGAGACAATGGCCATTCGCTGTGATTATTACTTTTGGGTATATAGCATTTCAGGTGGTTAATATCTTCTGTTCTATTGGGTTGGAAATCTCACCGATTATATTTTTTATAGGAACCTTTGTAGGTTCTGTTGGATCGGATGTAGTGTATCATATCAAATGGAGGTCTGTAGTTAGAAGAATGGAAGAAATGGAGGCAAGTTTACCATGAAGATAATTCCAGAGATTCAAGAAGTAATTGATCAGACAGGATACAAGAGTTTGAAGTCCCTGATGTTCCTTCATTATCTAGTGAAATACACCAATCCTAATAACATCCTAGAACTTGGAACGGGGTTTGGATGTTCTTCAATCTTCATGGCAAAGGCCTTTATAGGGGATAGGATCATTTCTGTTGATGATTATCGGGGGGATACTTCTGTAACTATGGGCCAGCCTCATGATAATTTAGTGAAGTGTGATGTGGGTCATAAAGTCATGCTAGAGGAAGTTGATTCTCGATTCTTTAATGATCCGGACTTTCACCCGAATATAGTTTTCATGGATGCTTCCCATAATAAAGTGGATTTACTTTCTGAATATGTTTCCATAGAGGAGAAGCTGCCCAAAGACCATATCATAGTCATTGACGATTTATTCTCCACCGATGTAAAGGAATTCGCGGTAGATCTTCTGAAAAAGGATTGCTACGACCTCTGCTTCATGCCGAAGTTCCATGACGGAATGGCGGTTCTATCCCCATATGTATTCCAGAATGAGATCCTTGCCGCGATTACAAAGGGGGCAAGTTATGCCTGATAAATGTGCCTGTGGGATTACTGAGATTACTGATCAGAAAACCATTCGAGGTGGGGTGACGGATGAATATGGGCATGATCAGAAGGCGACTTTCGAAGTAGGGACTTGTGCTAAATGTGGTCTGATCCGACAGTTAGGTGTTCCATTTAAGGATGAGAAGGTGTACAAGAAATTTTATGAGAAGGAATACCCCCCGGTAACAAATAAATATGACATCAAGGATTATGAAAAAGATACGATATTAGCGAATAGGCGTTTTATCAATTATGGAATCCCGTCTGATACTCGTGTTCTCGATGTAGGAAGCGGGAGCGGGGCGTTCGTAGACGTTTGCCGAGAAAAGGGTATAGATGCTTATGGATGTGAGATCGGGCAGTACCATTACGCTCAGGCCTCTACATTTATCTATCCGGAGCGATTAGAGGACATTAATTTCCCAACTGATCATTTTGATGTGGTTACGTGCCATGATGTAGCAGAACATGTATTAGATCCAGCTGCGTTCATAGCAGAGTTATTTCGAATCACTAATCAAAAAGGCGCTTGCTTAGTAGAGATTCCCAGATTTCACCATTCTTCCGGGAAGCATCATTGGAAAGAGATTGAGCATATCTGGTATTATACAGGGGCACAATTTAAGAAGTTATTACAGGATGCCGGATTTGATTTTAAAAGTGTATGGCATCCAGTGGAGTGGAAGACTTCATTTTATGTGAAAAAACCTTTACAGAAACGCCCTTCTATTCTACTTCCTCCAGGTATTGGGGATTCTTATTGGGAATTGGTCAAGATGCAATCATTCTTAAAACAAAATGAATTAGGACTCCCGGATATTCAGATTGCGTGCCGCAAGGCTGGGGCATACAACGCGCATGATAGGGCTTTTTCATTTATTGACACAATACCATTCGTCCATTCTTCCGGGAAACTTACAGATATTGATGGGAAGAAATACCGAAGGCTATGGAAAGAAGCATACAAAGATTGTGGTCAGACAGTATTCCAAAATATCGAAGATTGTGATTACTTTATGAGTCATAATGGGTATATGGGCAATGGAGTGTCCTTAGAAGAATCGGACGATTTAGAATGTAATTGGGATCTTCCCATGTTTGAATCTTTGGAACAGTGTAATTTTAAACGGGACTGTATCAAAAGTTATGGTAAGTATATCGTGTTCTATTTCGTTTTCCAGGGAACGTATAAATATTGGGTTCAGGAATTCGGTGTCAGGAAGATTATAGATTACGTAAATTCTATCTCTGATAAAACAGGCTATACTCCAGTATTTATAGGTGCTGCATGGGATTCTGATAGTGAAGTTTTGAATTACATTAAAGTACGGATTCCAAATTGTGCAGATTTAGTTGGGAAAACAACTCTCCCTCAGGCTTTTGGATTGCTCAAAGGAGCAGAACTTGTTGTTGGATACCCATCCGGGCTTTCTATTATGTCTACCGTATTTAAACAGAAAACTTTAATGATCTGGAATGATTATTACGCTAAAGATTTTATGTGGAATTCCTGCCCTCCAGATACAAAGAATAAAACTTATTTCACTGAAAATACGAAATACCTTACGGTAGCCCATCTAACGGATTTCAGTCTGGATATTATTGAGGGCAAGCCCAAAACCCGGAAGAGGAAACGGAAACCGCCCAAACTTCCTAAAGGAGTAAAGCCGATTACTGTTTTATGCGTCTTGAAGTCTGGCGGGGATTATACGGTTGAATATGTAACTAAGCTCAGGAATATGATTGCTCGGAATACCACAGTTCCTTATGAGTTTGTTTGTTTGACTGATGCCAAGATAAATCCGAATATCTGCAAAACCATTAGGCTGAATCATTCATATGGCGGGTGGTGGTCGAAGGTTGAAATCTTTCGTCCTGGTTTAGTCGAATCACCTTATGTTATTTATTTCGATTTAGACACGTTGATCCTGAAGAATATAGATGATCTTCTTACTTGTGAATATCATATGACAGCACTCCAGCCCTGGAATAAAAAGAATAGACAGAATGGGCGGGCAGCATCGGGAATGATGGCTTGGCAAAACGACGATGCGTTCTCATTTATTTTTGAACAATTCAAATATAAAAATATTAAGAATTACTCTGGAGGGGATCAGCATTATATCTCCGATATTTTGGAAAAAAATGGAGAGTCCTCAGAGTTTTTCCAATCAACTTTTACAGGGATCTGTTCATACAAACGAAATTGCAGGAAAGGCCTGCCGGATGGGGCAAGGATAGTTTGTTTTCACGGAGTACCCAGACCACACCAAATCAAGGTGGGATGGGTGAAGGAGAACTGGGTATGAAAGTATATGTAACGGATATTGAAGATCTTTCCATAAGAATAGATAAGTTTGGAGAGTTGGTTGTGGTGAAGAGGCCTGTTTATGAAACTAATCCTATGTTTTATAAGCATTCTGATCTTTCCGTAAGAGTGAGGGAATCTATACTCAAGAACATTCGATCAGAACCATTACCAAAGTTGGGAGATATCTAACATGAAAAACGCTATACTCATAACTGGATGCGCGCGGTCTGGCACTTCAATGGTCGCTGGAGTAGTTAATATCTGTGGAGCTTTTGGTGGGGATATGTCTCCTGGGAATCGTAACAACGCCAAAGGTATGTTCGAAAACTCTCAGATCCGGAATACTTTGGTCAAACCCTATCTAAAGCAGCAGGGGGCTGATGCGTTAGGCCAATACCCACTTCCGAATAGAGAGAAGTTGAATGTCCCAATTGATTGGGGGAAGAGGGTGGAGAGAGTCCTTACAGCACAAGGACATCCTGCAGGATCTCCCTGGTTTTACAAAGGTGCAAAAATGTGCCTAACGTGGCCTGTCTGGCATTATGCTTTTCCAAATGCGAAATGGATTATTGTCCGTAGGCGTACCGGAGATATAATTCAATCCTGTCTTAAGACTTCTTTTATGCGGGCGTTCACTCGTCCGGAGCTTCAGAAGGCTGTAGGTGCAAAGAATGAAAGAGATGGCTGGAAATGGTGGGTACATCAGCATGAAAAAGCATTTGTTGAAATGATACAAGCCGGACTGAATGTAAAAATAGTCTGGCCAGAGCGGATGGTAGATAATAATTATCAGCAAATGTCTGAAGCCGTAGAATGGTTGGGGCTGGATTGGAAAAGTAAAGATGTATTTGATTTTATTGATCCAAAGCTCTGGAAAAGCCGTCAGATGAGGAGGGTGAAATAAAATGTTCATAAACGCTCTTTGGGCAGCTACGGTATATTGTGTTGGATGGCTTGTATGTTGTTTAATCTTTGGATACCCAGGGTAAAGTGAGGATAAAATAAAATGGCTCGTACGACAGCAACAAAGGTAAAGCAGATTATAAGCACGGACCTCTCAGACGCAATTGTAGACGCTTTCATCGCTGGGGCTACAGAGTTAGTCACAGAAACTATTGGCAGCTCTACAGCTCTTACTGATACGCTCAAAGCGGAGATTGAGAGGTGGTTGTCAGCCCATTTAATCGCATCCACCCGAGAACGGCAATTAGTCTCCGGGGAAGCGGGGCCGGCCAAAGCAGTTTATCAGGGGAAAACGGGGATGCATTTGGAAGCTACAATGTACGGGCAGCAAGTTATGGTTTTGGATACGACCGGGAGTTTTGCATCTCTTAGTGGGAAGGCTGCAAAAATAACGGCAATTACGAGTTTTGAATAGGGAGGGAATCACAATGGCAAAAGCTGGGACACCGAAGAAGGATGGAAGTGGAAAAGGGAAGAGGGCTAATCAGGGCAGAGGTGGATGTGCTCCAACCAAGAAAACGGGTAAAGGCAAATGACAGATCCTCTTATTCGTTTTATTTCCAGCGTTTGTGTACAGACCGCCGTGTATTGGGGGAATCCGACTTCGGATGGTTATGGTGGATATTCCTATGATGATCCGGTAGAGATTGATTGTCGCTGGGATGAAGAGATTAGAGTTGTTACGGATAAGAATGGGAAGGAAGTTGTGAGTAAAGCTTCAATACTATTAACTCAAGATGTGGATGAGGATGGGTATTTGTATTTGGGAACTCTGGATAATTTGGATTCCGGGGATGAAGAGAATCCGGAAACTATTGACGGAACTTGGAAGATTTTAGCTTTCCAGAAAAACCCCCTATTCCAGAGCACAACTGAGTTTATAAGACAGGCATTTTTATTTATAGGACGAAGTGTATAATGACTCAAATTAAAGGTATGGATAAAGTATTGCGGAACTTGAATAAGGAAATCAAAAAGATTGAAAAGGTTTCCATGAAAGGACTGGTTAAAGCTGCAATAGTTATCCGCCGTGATATGGACAAAACTTCTCCAAAGATACCAGTTGATGCGGGGAATCTTAGAGCTAGTTGGTTTATTATTACCAGTAATGCTTCTGTCAAAGCAGGGGGTTCTCCCCGGTTTACAGGGGATAATGCAGGAAATATGTGGGCGGAACATAATTCAGTAGTTTCAAGTATCGCAATGAAATCCGGGTTTAAAAAAATGGGATCAGCAGGACTTACAATGGGTTTTACTGCAAACTATGCTTGGTATGTTCATGAAATGGTAGGGGCTAATTTTTCAGGCCCAGCACATAAAGTAAAAAGAACTAAAAAAGGGAATGTAACAGCAAAAACTAAAAAGTATTTACGCCGACCTGGAGCCGGTGCTAAATTCTTTGAGGCATCTTTAAAACGAAATAAGTCTAAAATACTTAAAATAATAAAGGCGGAGGCAAAAAGGTGAATCCAAGTTCTGTTGATATAAAAGATATCATCGTTGCTGGAGGTTTAGGACTGGCATTTGCTTCCACTTTGTTTATTGGTAAAGAGCCGGTTTCCCCAGATGATTGTGTGACTATTTTCGATACTCCGGGAGAACCCCCGGATACATTCTATTCGAATGATGCAGTTTATAACAGGCCGTCTATTCAGATTCGAGTCAGGAATACATCTTATTTGTCTGGATGGGCCATTATTAATAACATTAAAGTGCTACTTCACAACCTGGCACAGACAACTGTGAATGGTACTTTGTATAGTGCGGTCTTTTGTTCCAGTGAACCAGCCTTGCTTGACTGGGATGCAAACGACCGCGCTCGTTTTGTAACCACTTTCGATATTCAAAGGAGGTGATCAAAACTCACTGATTTGCAGCATTAATATTCACACTTAGAAGGAGGTATAAGATAATGGCGACAAGTGGAGTTGGAACACAGTTCAGGCGATGGAATACTTCAACAGGAGCATGGGAGAACCTCGCCGAAATTAAGAGTATCACCGGCCCTGGAATGAGTAGGGGAACGAGTGATACAACGGCCCTGGATACCACAGGAGGGTATAAAACTTTTATTGGGGCCTTTCGTGATCCGGGCACGGTGTCATTGACCATGAATTTCACCCGAGATACTTACGAGCAGATGAAGGATGATTTTGAGGATTCAGATGCCCAGAATTATGAAATCGTTCTTCCGGATGATGAGACTACCACTCTGGAATTTGAGGGGATCGTGACTGAGCTTCCGCTTTCTATTCCGACTGATGATGTTATTAGTGCGGATGTGACAATTAAGGTGAGCGGGCAGGTCACGTTGGATTCTGGTAGTGGTCCGAGTGCCGGTGCGTAATCAATAACAATTTAATATCCTAATCAAGGATGAATTAAAAGGAGAAACTAATCATGGGAGCATTAGACAAAGCGGGACTGCTGAAAAAAGAAGATCTAAAGATTGAAAAAGTGGATATGGGTGGAAAGAATTTTGTATTCATTCGAATGATGACAGGCCGGGAGAGGGACCGGTTTGATCAGTCCATTATGGTGCAGTCACACGACAAGGAAGGGAATGTTACGTACGACAGGAATCTGAGTGACTTCCGGGCAAAGCTTGCTGCAGCTACGATCTGTGATGAAAAAGGGGAGTTGCTTCTGGAACAGTCTGATGTTCCAACTTTGAGTAAGAATATGAGTGCGGCCCGGCTGGAAGACCTTGTTACCAAAGCTCAGAAATTGAACAAGATCACGGATAAGGACAAGGAAAATCTTGTAAAAAACTCCGAAGGCGGCACGGAAGAAGATTCCAGTTCCGCCTCTGCTTAGAATTAGGCTATGCTCATCCAGATTATTTATTGGATGAGTTAACGGCAGACCAATTAAATGAATGGGAGGCGTATGATAAAATCGAACAGATCGGAGAGTACAGGCAGGATTATCGGATTGCTTCTCTGTCTTCCCTCATTTATAATGTTGCATCTTCATTTGGAGGATCGAAAGGAAAGCGACATATTTCAAAACCAAAGGATTTTATGTATTGGTTAGACGAAAGAGATTTCAAGAAGCAAACTTCAGCGGGAGGAGAATCCCAATCTGTAGAACAAATGAAAGCGGTGGTGCTGGGAATTGCATCTTCCGCCAAAAAGAAAGGGATGCTTAAAACGAAATGAGTGATCTAGGAACTTTGACCGCATCATTAGGGTTGGATACTCGGGGCTTGTCGAAAGGGGAGAAGGCTTTTCGGGACGTAGAAAAGAGTTCTATCAAAAGTGCCGGGAATATATCTACTGCTTGGTCTACGTCTTTCAAGGTCATTGCGGTGGGGGCGGTTGCCGCTGCGGCTGCTGTTGCTCTAATTGGAAGATCCGCTCTTAAAGCATTTTCAGAGTTTGATGAGGGGTTAATTGGGATTCAAAAAACCACAAATTTTACAGATGAGCAAATCCAGCAACTAACTAAAAATATCAGAGAAATGAGCTTGGTTATTCCAGTAACTACAAAGGGATTACTGGAAATAGCTGAGGCTGCTGGACAGTTAGGAGTTCAAGGAGTCCGGGATGTAACATTGTTTACGGAAACAATGGCAAAGATGCAAATTGCAACAGATGTTGTTGGAGCTGAAGGTGCGAAATCCCTTGCAAGATTATTGAATACTTCAGGGGAGGCAACTAGTCAAATTAAGACATTAGGTAGTGTGATTGTTTCTCTTGGAAATCAAACAGCTGCGACTGAAAGTGAAATTGTACATATGGCTGGAGAAATTGGAAGGGCCACAGCAGCCTATTCTGTTTCTTCCACGCAGGCAGTTGCGTATGCAGCGGCTTTAAAATCAATGGGTGCTCGGGCTGAAATTTCAGGTTCAGCAATTAGTAAATCCATGATTATGATTGAGAAGGCTTTGGTTTCTGGAGGGGCCCAGTTTGAATTTTTAGAAGAGATTACGCAAAAAACAGGAAAGCAATTAAAACAAACATTTGATACAGATGCGGGAAAAGTATTTACATTATTTATTAAAGGTCTTAATCGAATGACAAAAGAAGGCCATAGTGCGGTGGCCCTTCTTGAACAGTTTGGTCTTAAAGGATTGGAATCTGTGAAAGGGCTCAGTCCTTTAATTACGAATGTGGAGCAACTTGAAAGGGCATTAAGAATTGCGAATAAAGAAGTAAAAAATGCTACTGCTTTAGATATAGAAGCAATAAATGCAACAAAAGCTTTTTCCGCACAGTTAAGATTGACCTGGAATGCTGTAAATCAGATTGCCGCTGGGATTGGGGAAGGACTCGCCCCTACAATAGTAGAACTTGTTTCCCATTTTCGGGATTGGGTATCAATAAATACAGAACTTATAAACCAAAGAGTCCCTATATGGGTAAATAATGTTGCGAGTAGTTTTAAAACCTTAACGGATATTGTTGGGTTTGCTGGCGAGTCGATGTCTAATTTTTATAGATATTGGCTTGTGGTAAAAAAGGCTGTTCTTAGTACATCTATCTTGGCTCAACAGGTCAAGATGAAGTTTAATGAAGGGGAGTCTTCAGAGCCAAAACTGCTCAGGGAACTGCAAGCAACACGACAGGCTTATGTTGATGTTACAAATGCTATTTTAGAATTGGATAAGAGATATGCCAATACTAATAATGGTCCAATGCTGGACTTTACAGAAAAGATTTCCACACAAAACCATTACATGGGATTGTCTGTTTATGCTTTAGGTGAATTTTCGGCGGCATTTGAGAAAGCGGGAAACGCTGTAAAGGAAGCTCCGTCTAATGATATTTCTACTCTTGTAGAAAGTATGAAACAACTTAATGCACAGATTAAAGCCGAAATAGAATTGGCTAAAGAATTAACTATTACAATGCAAGATGTGGACTGGGGGGCGTCTGCGTTATTCACTGTTCCAGATTTTGGGAATTATGCACGTGCGGCTGAACTTATTGTAGAAAGAGGAAAATTAGCAGCTTTAAATGCGTTTAATCAATTATCAGAGGAAATAAAAGGACTTTCTGCTGGGATGGATACCTCTTTCTTTTCCGGTTCAGTTTTCGGGGATAATGCGGATCAGGACATTAACAATTTCATGACATCGCTTGAAAAAGTGCATGATATGTACGGCGAGATAGGGAAGCAGATAAAGGAGAACGCCAAACTCAGAAAAGAAGCGAACGCACTCACGAATGATGCAGATAGGTACTCCGCACTTGAAGCGTTGAGAAAGAAGGACGCCGAACTTGCCGCAGAAAGTATAGCTGCACAGCTTTCTGGGTATCGTGAATTATTCGGCACCGCCAAGAGCTTGTTTGAGGAGAACACCGAAGCCAGAGAGGTCATGCACAAAGCTGAAATGGCCTTTGCTATACTTGAAATTGCCATGAACATGACGAAGCATCTTTCCGCTATAGCAGGGATTTTCGCAGAGGCGACCGTTGCGGTTACCGCTGATCAGGTGAGAACCATGTCCGCTGTTGGCGCGGCAGGGGTTCAGAATATGGCCAATACATCGACAGCCTTAACAGGAGCCACTGCAAGTATTGCGGCACAAGGTACGGTTCCCGTTGCTGGTTTTGCCTTGGTTGGGGCTATGGCGGCTCTTATGGCGGGTGTGTTAGCCATGGGAGGAATTGCGTTTGGTGGCGGCGGGGTAGGTTCAGCGTCGGTCCCCGCACTTCCAAAGTCTACAGTTTTAGGTGCAGCAGCAGGAACGGGAAGCGAATCAATATCGAATTCCTACGAGATGTTGGAAGAATTCCACGCAGAGGAGTACACGGAGCTTCAGAAGATATATGAAGAACTCCAGGATTTGAATCAGAATATTACTGGTTTGGCTACGGCTGTTGTAAAGGGTGGATTGGAAGGGTTTAATGCGCAAGGCAGTTCTTCAGAATTTGTAACTTCTCTACAAGGAATTTTCGAAACGGTATCATTAAAAGATCTTAACTTAGATCCATTTACAGGATGGGTAATTGATACCCTGAGTAAATACTTATTTGGTGGGGAAGAAGAAACCAGGCCACTATATGGTGGTGTAAGTGTAGTTGATATTTCTATTCAAGATATTTTGGATAATCTGGATGCAGAAGTAAGATATTTCCAAAACTGGATTAAAGAGACTTCAGGCGGTTTATTCGGTGGAGGAGGAACAGAATACTGGACTGATGTAGAAAAAGCTGGGGAGGAAGTAACCAGACTCTTCACAATGATATTTGCGAATATTGCGGACACAATGGTTTCCCTGAGTGAAGGGCTTGTTGATGGCACGAATATGCAGGCAGTCCTTGATTATGTTATGGACTTGGGTAGTATCAATCTAAACGATTTGGATGCTGAAGGAATTACAGAAGCAATCAATAATGCCTTATCCAATATGACAGATGAAATGGCAGAAGCTCTCTTTGGGGATATCCTCAAGATATACCAGCAGATCGGGGAGGGGATGTACGAAACAGCTCTCCGCCTGGTTATGGAGAAGGCAGTTATTTTAGATGTCCTAGAAAAGACCGGACAGGCTTTTGTCGCCAATGCAGAAATGGTTGCAAGTGGAGAAATGACCGCGGCAGAACAAGCCGTACATTTTACCCAGGCCTTGATTGAAGTCGCCGGTGGATTTGAGGAATTGGTGGAAGCCGCAAGCATTTATTATGAGGCATTTTTCACAGAGGCGGAGAAACAGGCAGACCTTCAGGATTATTTAACTGAAACCCTACAAACTATGAATATGGTTCTCCCAGAAACTCGGGAAGGGTATCGGGCTATGGTAGAGGGGCTTGATAAAAGTGCAGACAATTATAACGATATGTTAGTTCTTTTGATGGAGCTTGCGGAAGCCTCAGATGAATATTACGATTCACTTGAGGATGCACTGGACACTTTGAAATCCGCACAGGATTCTTTAGGTGCAAATGAAAATTCCTTGGAAGAGATTGCAAAGAGATGGGGTCTGTCATTAAATAGTATAACGTATACTTTTATGCAATCCATCATTGATATGTTTGCCAATGCGGATATAACAGCCCTCCAGGAATATCTCAGTAAAACTATGGGCCTTTCCGATGACGAAATTGATCAATTAATAAAAGACCTGGAATTTTTCAATGATGTGCTCGCCGATTTTGCGGAAAGCCTGCAAAAGGTAAAGGACATATTCGAATCTATTGATGCTGATATTGCAAAGATTAATTGGCAGATATCTAATCCTGGAAAGAAAGATTCTGATTATTTAAAGACGCAAGCAAAAAGTTGGTGGAAGAATTGGTATAAAGGACTTGATGCAGAAACCACCCCAATCGCTACTCGAACATCCTCTCTAGAGGAAATGTCTGAATTACTACGTGATTATTATAACCAACGTATGAGTGAGATTGAAGCAGAACATAATCTCAAGATCCAAGAATTCGATATGTGGGTGAGTCTTCTCAGTTCGATTCAAGATACGATTCGATCCATTGAAGATAGTCTTCTGAATACGGCTTTGCCTGGACAGAAATTGAGGCAAGCGGAAGACAATTATTATGACCTGTATGAGAAGGCAACGGCGGAAGGGGCGTCCCAGGAAGATGTCCAGAAATATTTAAGTTACGCCTCTACTTATTTGCAATCGGCGGCGAATGTGCATGCATCCTCTGCTGCGTATCAAAAGATTTATGATACCGTAATTGAACAAATGCGGGCATTAGAATTAATCGCTAAAGGGAATACCGGCACAGATCCGGAAGAAAATGATTATGCGTACAGACAAGCAATTCAGGATCTTCATAATGAGTATGAAGAAGTTAGGAATTTTATTTTAGCTTCCTATGCGGCGATTGCAGTCGCAGCTGTGGACTTGGAACTTGCAGTCACAACAGTTTGGAACTTGGAAGATCCCGCTACTGCCGCTTTGTATAGCTGGATAACTGGAGAAACTCCTGTGGAGGTAGATGTAACCACAAGAATCGTTTGGGACCTGGAAGATCCACACACTGCAGCTTTAGCTAGTTGGGTAGATAAAACTCAGGTAGTGGCAGTTGATATCACCACAAGAATTGTTTGGGACTTGGAAGAGAAGTATACAAAAGCACTAATTAGTTGGGTAGATAAAACTCAGGTAGTGGCAGTTGA